GCTGTAAGAGCACCAGAACCTTGTGTAAGACCTTGAGCAAATGGGTTAGAAACCATTCCGTAACGAGTCTTAAAGCCAATTTTTGGTTGGAAGGTGTTAGGATTAATTGCTCTGACCTGCTGTAGAGGTACATATGGGCAATAGAATAATCCAGCGTCATAAGGAGAAGAACCTTTGTAACCAGCAACGTAGAAGTGCTTATCAGCAACGTTAGCAGAGTAAGGATCAACATAAACCTTGATCTTACCGTTAAGAGTACCAACAAGTGTGCTTGCAGTATCATCAACACCAGTAAGAGCGTTGTTGCCACTAAGAGCAGGAGTGTAATCAAGTACACCAGCCATTCCTAGAGCAGAAGCAACGTCTGCAGAACAGACCAAGATGTTGCCCTTTCCACGACGAGTTTGCTGTCCGATAGCGTTAGCATCTCTTTCGATTTGGAAAAGTAGTCCCTTGAACTTCTCAACTGACCATCTACCATTGGAGTCAACGTCTAGGTCAAATATACCAGCATCAGCAGTATTGTTCTGAGCACCTTCTACAGCATTAACGTAGATAGTACGAACAACTTCTCTGTTGATTTCAGCAAGGATCTCTGTTGAGAGAATGTTTGATAACTCTTGCTCGGCATCTAGACCATGAATTGCTTTCAAGTCTTGAGCTAGTTCGATTGAGTACTCAGCCTTTAAAGCACGTGACTTCGCAGTAACTGTTACCTTCTCGATTGAGAAACCCATTTCTCTGAAGGCAGTTGCAGCAGAGCTGTCATCCAATGCTTCAGCAGTGGTTGTTGCCATTCCTTGAGCATCACCTGTTAACTCGTAAGTTCCTGGTGAAGAGTCGTTAAGAACGCTTGGGTTGTTTCCTTGAGCGTCGTTAGTTGCATCAGAAGCACTAGGATCATAGTCAGCAAGACGATTACCTGGGCCACCTGAGAAACCAGCGTTAGGCTCATTGAAGAATGCTTCTCTGTATGCTGCATCCGTAGCATCTCTTTCTGTACCGTAGTTGGTTCTCATCGCAAAGATAAGTCCTGTTGGACCTGTCATTGGCTGAACACCAGCAATGTCATAAGCAATTAGCTTAGGCATTGAACGACGGATAAGAGAGATAAGAACTGGGTCGAAACCAGCAACAGGACCTGTTGCAGTACTACCAGCACCGTATCCACCTGTACCTACAGTCTGAAGAGTCTCGTTAAGTATTTGACCTTCTTCGATCTGTGCTTTTTCTTGGTTCTCAAGAAGTTGGGCTACAACGCCTTTCTTATAAGTATCCTCGATCTCTGGAAGAGCATCGTGATTAAGAACAGGGGCCCACTTTTCTTGGAGTTGTTTAATGTTAGACATTAGTTTTTAATTCCTTAAAGTGATTTATTATTTGGACCAACGAGAAATCGCATCGACGTACTTAGACATCGTACCAGTTTCGTTGTTTTCTACCAAAGGTGCAGATGCTTCTTCGGTGGGTTCAACCGCAGTTTCTGCAGTCTCGGCCTTCCTAGTGAAGTATGATTCCTTGATAGTTTCGACTTTGTTTTTAAAGTCTGATTCATTTTCAAACTCAACCCCTTCTGCCAATGAAACAAGCTTCTCCTTTTGGGTTTCAGCAAGTCCAGTAGCACATTCGTTCACAATTTCCATTTTAACAAACTCACCAATTCTCTTATTCAATGAGACGTTGGTGTCGATCTGTTCGTTGAGCTTTGTTTCCATACCATTTAACTCTTCAGCCATACCGTCAAGTAGGTTGAATTTTTCTTCGGGAACAGTAAAGTTCTGTTCCACGAATAACTTTTTGAGCCCTTCAGTAAATGATTCTGCCATCTCCACTCTGATACCATGCTCTACAGCAAGTGCGTTTTCTTCTAACCACTGCTTTGCAGCATAAGAGATGTAGTCATCAACCTTCTCGGCCAATTCTGTTTTAACCTTTTCGACTTCTTCAGTCAAGGCAGATTCATAAGCCTCTTGAAGAGTTTTAGTCTCTTCGTTAACTCTTTGAGTAACAACCGCCTCAAAGATTGTCTTCGCTTTTACTCGGAAGTCTTCTGAGAGTTCTTCACCAGCGACAAGAGCGTCAACATCTTCACTAAAGTCGTACTTGGCTTCTTCAGTGCTTGGCTCTTCTTGGATTGTTTCCCCATCTTTCTCTTCCGAATCGAAGATCTTATTAGACAAAGCAGCACCTACGTTACCAGTACTTGCGTCAGAAGGCTTAGTCTTAATTGACTTATCTCCTTCAACTGAAGTAGATCCAGCAGCAGATGCACCAAGGTTCTTCGTACCCTTAGCACCTTCTTCTGATTTACTATCAGTACCACCAATAGCATTGAAATTACCCCCAGAAGTATCGATCTTTTCTCCTGCGGTTGCGCCCTTTTTGATTGCTGTAGAACCAGTAGCTGCGTCTTCGGTCACATTCTCCATTGAATCTAGCTCTTTAGTAGAGGTCTCAGACATTTGTTTAAACTCCGTCGTATTAGCGTTTGTCTATGTTTATTTATAAATTACAAACTTCTTAAAAACTTATCAAATGCGGAGACTTTCCGTTCTTGAATGTTTATAAGAGTTGCTTGATCAATTTCTTGTTTGATTTGAGCAACCGCAGACTCTTTGAGTATGCCATTATCCCAAACCCACTCCTTTCCTTCCATGATTCCATCGACAAAAGCGTCGGGAGCTGATGGATCTGCTACAATATCAGCAGCAGTTGCAAGCATAAAGTCATCTTGTACTATGTTAGTGTTACCTTCTTTACGAAGAGAACCCATACCACGACTAGAAACCCCAAGACTCACACCCTCATCGAGTAAAGACTTGGCAATGTTGCCCATAGGTGTATCTAGAATCTTTGCACGTCCGATAAAATTATTACCTTCTGCTTTAAGAGATTCTATTTTGTGAGATACTTTATCCAGATTGATGGAAGGTCCATCTGGATGTCCTAACTCACCAAGAGCACGACCCTTACGGATATAACTCTCATCATATTTAGCAACTTCTCTTTCGAGAGTTTTGAATGGATACTTGCGACCATTCTTATTTTCTATCTCAGACTGTAGAAAAACTCCTTCAATAAAGTGTGACCTTTTACCTTCCTTCTCTTCAGAAAGAAAGTTAACTTCGGTTATTTCTTCAGCTATTAGTCTCATCTTTTGGTTCCTCTATAGGTTCGATAGAATCTACCACTGCGGTATTCGGTGGTAGTGGATCAGGAACTTCTTCCTGTTCTGCTTCTTGATTTGCTATTTCACCAGCAGTAGGTGCAAGCTCTGGTGGTTCTTGACCATCAGAAACTTTGGCAGCAATATCATCTGCAGCAGCTTGTCCTGTATCACCAAGGTCGAAACCCCAGTCCTTAGCAAACTCAAGTTTCTTTGCTTGAATTGCATCATAGGTAGCTGCACTCAAAGCATCATTAGTTGTCTCTATTGCCTTAGATTTCTCATCGGCAAAGATACTATTCACAATAGATTGTGCTATTTCACTAGGCATAATAACTCCACGTTCTTATTTATTTATCTAAAATTCACCTTTGCGCTGATCAGCAGGGGTGACTACGGAAGATGTGTCAGGTGCAAGAGCACCATCTGGTCCTCCAGGTGCTCCACCTGCAGATGGATCCCCACCTGCCATCATCTCCATTTCCATTGCAGGATCAGCAATTAGACCATCTGCCATTTCTTGTTCAATCTGTTTATCAATTTCCTTAATCTCAATGTCAGTCTGTTTAAGTACTTGACGACGAACGTAATCAATAGAGAAGTATTTACCAACATAGGGATCTATTTGGTTAACTTCATTCATTCTTTCGTTACGGATTTCTATCTCTTTTAATTCTGTGAAATAGTTATCAGCAATATAATCGAATTGAATGTGCTCTTTCATCTCTTCCCATTCTTCAATGGAAACAATACCTTTTAAAACTAATTGAGTTTTAAGAAGGTCTATGAATAATTCACCAAATCTCTTACGCAATCTTGCGACAAACTTCTGGAACTTAACCTCATCTCTTGTGATCTCAGCAGCACGACCAATGTTAAATGTAGTCTCTGTCTCTA